GAGGTTGCGGATGACGCCGCCCAGGCCCTGCTCGTTAAACACGTCGATCAGCTGCACAGCGACTTCTGCACCTCGAGCGAACACGGGTAACAGTTTGCGAGCCATTTCTTCTTTGACTTCGCCGACCGCTGCTTTCAGCTTGTTTTGCGCTGCGGTGAGATCGTTACCGCCCTCAGCGTATGCCTCTTGGGCGTCGGTCGATTTCTCGAGGATCAGTTCCTGCGTGGCAAGCGCTTTGTCCATCGCCGTGATCGCGTCGCGCCCGTCGGCTGTTGCGATGTTCATTGCCCGCTGGTCGACCTCGGCCTGGTTGATCGAAATGCCGAGCGATTTGAGGCTTTCGCGTTCGCCGAGCAGCGCTTTCTGTAGGATTTCGGCGGTTTCCTCAACTGAGCGTTGCCCGCCCGACCATTCGGACAGCGCACCGGATAGCCCAACAATCTCGGTTGACATCGTGGCTGCCTCGTCGGCGGTGAAACCCATCGGTTTCAGCAGGTCGCCGGCGTTGGCAGCCAACCCGGCTGCTTGCGTAGATGTCAAGCCCATGCGGGCAGCTACCTCGTCGGCCCAACCAGTGACCTTGTCGAGCGACTGGCCCGAAAACACGGTGCCGATCTTCTGGTCGAGGCTTATAAGTTCTTCACCAGTCTTGAACAGTTCAGCACCGGCAACAACGGCCAGGCCACCAGCAGCGCCGCCGATGATTCCGATGCCTTTGGCGATATTGCCAGCAGCGGTGCCAACGCCGCTCGTAAACTTGCCGAGTTTGTCCTGGGCTTCGCCGATGGCTTTCTTGAACTTTTTAGCGTCGCCCAGAATCGCGACGTTGATAACGCTAGTACCGGCAGCCATGACGTAATCCTAGAACGCCTTCCGAATGATCTCTCGGACTTGCCGGTTGTAGGCGTCCATGACTTCATGCCGGCGATCGTCGAGCGCTTCGTACAGGAACGGCTGCGGCCTAATGCCTCGAGCGCCCCAGCCGAAGTGGATCGGCCCCGCATATGGCACCGAGGTTGGCCCAGATTTCCGGTTGTTGCCGGTTCGGACACGGGCAGCGGTTTTCGTGCCCGATCCTCGGATCGAACGTTGAAGGCGGCCCGACCTCACCGGCACTTTGCGTTTTGCTGAGTCTGCGACGTCATCGGCAAGGCGTTTGTGCAGGTCTTTTAGGTCGCTCATGTCGTCGCCAGCCTCGCGAAACGCTCGCCGTAATTCTCTACCGCCTTCGATTCGGATTGCTGGCTGTGCCATCAGCGCCTCCTGGAGGCTTTCTCACGCTCTCGTTGTTGTTCAGCCAGTATGGCCCGGAATGCCCGTATGACCTTCGGAGAGGCCGCCTCAAGCTCGCTGATCGGCTGCCCGGTGGCGAGCGCCAACGCTGCTAGCTGGTAGGCGGCCCCTCGTCGGCTAAAGGGCGGTCGTTGTCTGTCTCAAAGTTCATGTCGGCGAGCTGCGACCGGAACTTGTCGAACGGCGGCACAGTGAGGCCGTCGGCTCGTCGGCATTCCCACGCCAGCCAGCACAAATGCTCGAGTTTCATGCGCTGCAGCGCTTCGATGCCGGAGTCGAGCTTAAAGTGAAGCTCCATCCGCAGCACGGTGCCCATGTTCGGGGTGCTGCGGATGGGTTCATCCTCGCCTTCCAGTCTTGTCGTTATTGACAGGTCGAGCATGATGCTCTCTTTCTGTTATGAGGTAGCGGTGGTGACCGCTCCGCTCATCGGCCAGGTGACCGAGATGGTGGCGAGGTCAGCGACGCCGCCGTCGATAAACGGCACTTCGGTGACAAGGCACGACACCGACTTCTTCGGGTTGTCGGCTGCGACTGCTGCTGACGTCGGGGTGACTTCGACGGTAGTGACCGTGCCAAGCAGCGTGTCGAGGGTTGCGTACACCTCGGACGCAGCGAAGTCCTGAAGGAACTCGATGGAAACGCTGCCGTCTTGAAGGCCACCGATCCGGGTGATGTTGGCATCGCCCATAGCAGTTGTGTCGAGCTCAGCGGCTGTAGAACTGAACGAGACGCTGGTAATGTGGTCTGTTAGGTCGATTGCGTTCACCGTGACCGTAACGCTATTTTGGTTGAATACGGCCATCAGTCGGCCTCACTTTCCGGTTCTGCCGACTTGCGGCTTTTCTTGGGTTCATCGGCGGACAGGTGCCCGCCGGCGATCAGTGCGGGCACGTTTGCGCCAACGAGGTCGTCATCGGTGACGGTGTCGCCCTGGGCGTGGCCGGCGAGCCGATCCGATTTCACGGTGTATTTCATCTGGCGTGGACCTCCACGAGGAATCGTGCGCCGATGTAGGCGCTGTCAGCCCATTCTACTATGCCGTAGTCGGTGGCCTGTGTGACCTGACAGGTCAGCGCTGCGCCGTCGAGGGTGGTGTCGGCTTCGATCGCTGCCGGCACAGAACCGGTGCCCGAGATGAGGGCGTCGAGGGCGTTTTGGGAGTATTCCTCGGCCATGTTCTGCAACATCACGACGATCTCGAACCGGAACGCCGTGAGGCTGCCGCCAGCACCGACCATTGTTTCGTGGTAGGTGGCGATCGGGCGGGCCGGGACGACAACAGCCGACGGCACGGTTACCGAACCAGGCACCGTGTCGTAGATCGTCAGGAACGGTGTAGCGGTGACGGCCTCAAGGCGCGTCGCCAAGCCGGTTTTGATCGCGCCGTAGTCGGCCACTATGCAACACCGATGCGTTTGTGAGGCTGCAACAACGCAGCCACGTCAGGATCGGTGCGCGAGATGCGGGCGATGCCGTAATCAGCGAAACCGGTGACGATGCCGAGCGGCGACGCCTTCCGCTGATACAGGCGGGCAGCGAGGATCAGCGCCGCCTGTTGGATGCCATACGGCACGCCGGTGCTGATCTGGTCGCCCCACGCTGCGGTTACCTCAACGCCTGGGCGTTGGCTGTCGTACCTCGGCCAGTCGCCTGACACGTTCAGCAGGGCGTTGTAAGGCGCAGCGTTGAACGGTTGCACCAGGAAATCGGTCGTGATCGTCAGCGTCGTGTCGTAGGTGCCGTCGTTGTTGGTGTCGGTTTTAACGACAAGGCCGGTCGTGGTGTTGAACCGGTCGACGAGCAGCAGCTCGGGGTCGCCAGCGAGAAAGACGCGTGCCTCGGATACCGTCTCGAACGTTTCGTTGCAGTAGCCGTCGACGAGCTCCTGGGCGGCGTTGATCGCAGCGGTGAGCGGCGTATCTTCCGACTCGGTGGAGTACGGGATGCCCAGATAGTCCTTGATAATCGGCAGCGTTGTGTAGGCCATCTACTTTTTGGCGGCCTTCTTTGCCGGCTTCTTGGCGGGCTTTTCGGCGGGTTCGGGCGCAGCCTTGTCGGCTGGCTTTTGCACTCGGCTCGGTGCCTGCTTTTCCCACAGATTCATAGTGGACCTTTCGGGATGGTGCTACCCGAGGCCCGAACGGAGACTGGATGCCGTTCGGGCCTCGAGCAGCGAGCGGTGACCTATCAGAAGGTCGGGGTGACGAGGCCGGTGCCGGAGATGACCGAGATGCTCGCCGGGTAGCGGCCTGCAACAAAGCAGGCGTACTGGTAGGCGACCATTGTGACGGTCAGGTTGAGTCCGGCCGTCTGGTCCATGCGCACCATTGCGGGGCTGCCAGCGTCCTCGAACAGGAGCATGTCGGCACGGCGGACGATGTAGACCTCGTCCTCGTTGGTGCCTGCGCCTGCGTTGGTGACGACGTTGGCGTCGGTGACGACCGGGAGACCAGCAATGGACGCTCCGGTGTTGCCGTAGCCGGCGATCGGGCCGACACCCATCGCGTTCTGCGGCACGTTCTGGGTCGGAACGACGAGCGGGCGGTTGCTCGAGTCGACGCCAGCCTGCATAAACGCCAGCCGGCGTGGGTGCATGACGATCAGGTCAGCGCCCGCGTAGCGGTTGCTGTTGACCTGCTGGATGCCGTCCACGATCTTTGAGTACAGCTCGGCAGCGGTCGGCGAAGCGTCGGTGTAGGTCACGCCGTTCGTGCCGCCCACGTTCGTCAGGCCGAGGAGCTGACCGGACGAGCCGGAGCCGTTCAGGAGCTGATTGTCGAGGGTGGTCGCCATTGCGCCCATCATGTCGGCAGCGACGAGGGCGTCGATGCCGGTGCCACGCTCAATCGCCTGACGGCTGAGTTGCTGGCCTGCGGCGATCGTGCGCACGTCGACCGTGAGCAGCGTGTCGTCGATGTCGGTTTCAGACACGGCGTCGTTTTCGGCGGCCTGGACGGCAGCGGACGAACCGGTCGTGACTCGGGAAATGTTGACCGTGAGACCATCGGCGGGCAGCGGCAGGCCGGTGCACTGATCGGCAAACGGGCGACCACTTCTGGCGAGCTCGGCCGCAAGCGAAACCAAATACTGCGGGACCACCATCCCGGAGAAGCTGGCGGTCGTGCCGTCACGATGCTCGACAGCCATTTCCGCGCGGTGGCGGCGGAGACGGTCCGTTGCCTCAAGGTCGCCGTAAACCTGCGAATGGTACAGGTCCGAGAAGAAGCTGTCGGAGCGGGTCTCGGAGTAGGTAAGCGGTTCGTCTTTGACGTGCACGACGCCGGCGGCTGCACGGCTTTCGGGTTCGGCGGTAGCGGAGACCTCGGCGCGCATCGCTGCGGCCTCGAGGTTGCTGACCTGCAAGTCACGAAGCTCAGCGATCCGAGCGTCGAGGGCGTCGGCCCTGCTCTTGAGGTCGTTCAGGTTGGCGTCCTCGGTGTCAGAAAGGTCGCGGGTTTCGTCGGCGCAACGGGTAAGGATGCCTTCGACAGTTTCGGTGAGCTCGGCGCGTTCGGCGACAAGCTGGTCAAGTAGACGCATTAGCGTTTGCCCTTCGGGTCGGAGTTTTTCGGGTTCCGTCGGGTGCCT